AAAGGACTACGTTATGCTATCAACGATAATGGCGCCGGTTGTACACTTGAGGAATTTTATAAGCTCTATGATGTTTATGCTTGCACCAAAGAAAAAGTTCAAGATATTAAAACAGAAAAGAAAAAAATAGAAGAAGCATTTCCTGGAGGTCCACCTTGTTTAAATAAACTTGCAACAACAGGTTTTGGTGAAGGTTCTAGGAACAATGCACTATTTAATATAGCAGTTTATTACAAACAATCATCACCTGATACTTGGGAAGATGAGATTGTAAAAGCAAATATGAAATTTATGGAACCACCATTAAGTAATAGTGAGGTTCAACAATTAATTAAATCAGTAAACAGAAAAGGTTATGACAAATATAGATGTAAAGATGCACCTATCAATGCAGTATGTCAGTCTGGTTTATGTAGAACAAAAAGATTTGGTGTAGGATTTGGTGAAGAAGAAATGCCTGTACTTGGTAGTCTTACAAAATATGCATCAACACCACCACAATGGTTTTTAGATGTAGATAAAAAAAGAATAGAATTAAAATCAGAACAACTTTACAGTCCAAACTTATTTGCGTTGGCATGTTTAGATCAAGCAAATCTGGTAGTACCAATACCAAAACCAAAAGATTGGAAACAACATTTTTTAAAACCTATGATGCAGGGACTACAAGAAGTAGAACCTTTAGAGTCTTTAAATCCTGTTAATGAACTTACAGGACTCTTGCAAGACTGGACAACTAATAGACAATCAGCAAGAACTATTGATGATGTATTTAACAAACTACCATACACAGATGAGAAAAGAGAATTTACTTATTTTAGAATGGAAGACTTTTATAATTTTTGTAAACGAAATCATTGGGAAAAGGATAAGAATCAAACAGGTAATTTAATAAAAAGACTCGAAGAGTTTGTAGGAGAGGAGAGAGTAAGAATCAAAAAACAACAACCAAGATTAATTAAAATTAAAACAATGAAACAAACCGAAGCGTCTGTTTCTAAAGTTCCATATCAAATAGAGAACTTTTAATGTTTGATAAAGATGTTGGAGTTAATTGGCATTTAAGGTTTCGTTTAAAGCTAGAAAAATTACAAAAAGAAAACGAATATCTTAAGATGAAAAACAGATTATTAACAAGGAAAATAAAGAAATATGAAAACAATAATACTAGGACCACCAGGAACAGGGAAAACAACAACACTGTTGAATCTAGTCGATCAGTTCATACAGGACGGCGTTAGACCAAAACAGATTGGGTATTTTTCATTCACTAAAAAAGCTGCAACGGAAGCAGCATCGAGGGCCGCGGAAAAGTTTGGTCTTGATGTAGAGAATGATTTAAGTTACTTTAGAACATTACACTCATATGCATTTAATCAGGTGGGAATGACTAGAGAAAAAATGATGGGTAGTGAAGACTACAAAGAGTTTGGTGAGAAATGTGGTATACCAATTAAAGTTGCAAAGTTTTCTGAAGGCGACGGTACATTTAATTCAGACAATGAATACCTTACAATAATAAATACTGCAGCAGTTAAACGAGTAGACTTACTAGAGTATTATGATTCTAGAAAAAATATATTAGACATAGAAAGAAATACATTATTTTTATTAGCAGAAGAACTTAAAAGATTTAAACAAGAAAAAGGTCTAAAAGATTTTAATGATTTATTAGAAGATTTTATTGCAAAAGAAAAACATAATAAGTTTGAAGTATTGTTTATAGATGAAGCACAAGACTTATCTTTGTTGCAGTGGGAGATGGTGAGAAAGATGTGGTCCAAGGCAGAAAAAACTTACATAGCAGGCGATGATGACCAAGCTATATTTAAGTGGGCTGGTGCAGATGTAGATCATTTTATAGCGCTCAAAGAAGAAGTAGATGACATACAAACTTTAGATCAATCTTACAGGATTCCTGGTGGACCCATACACGAACTATCACAAAAAATAATTGGTCAAGTACAAAATAGATTTGATAAAAATTATAAACCTAGAGAAGAACATGGAGTCTTAAAAAGATATTCTGATATTACGCAGGTAGATATGAGTGAGGGTAATTGGCTAGTGTTATCATCTGCAAATCATTTTTTAGATTCAGTAAAAGAAGTATGCGAACTTCGAGGTTGGTATTATTCTTTTAAAGGACGTAATTCAATACCACTTAAATTATTATTGGCATTAAACAATTGGGAAGCATGGCGTAAAAATGCATTGCTTAATCATTTAGAGATAAAAAATATATATGAATACCTTGGATCAAATGTATTAGAAGGATTTAGAAAAGGTAAAACATTACACGCAGATCAAAAATATTCTTTACAAGATTGTAAAGTTGAACATGGTTTAGTTATTGATAGTGTATGGTACGAAGCATTTGAAGGATTAGATTCTATGACAGAGAATTACATTCGTAACATGAGGGCGAATGGTGAAACACTAAATAAAAATCCTCGTATAACAATGTCAACAATACACGGAGCGAAAGGAGGAGAAGCTGACAAAGTTTTATTGATGCAAGATATAACAAATGCAGCGCTGGAAACTTTTAGTTATGATCCGGATGAATTACATAGATTATTTTATACCGGAGCGACGAGAGCGAAGCGTGAATTACACGTCTTGGACCCAAGAGATTTTGATCGAGCTTATATATTATGACCAACAAAGAAATATTTAAAAAAGCTACATACGATTCTTTAGATAAACAAGTAGGTGGAAAACATTATCAAAATATGAAGATACAACCCGCTGAATTCATTAACGAAAACAAGTTGCTTTTTGCAGAGGGGAACGCTATAAAATACATCTGTAGACATCAATCTAAAGGAAAAGAAGAGGACGTGAGAAAAGCAATACATTATTTAGAGATGGTTCTTGAAAGGGATTACGAATGAGAAGCACTCAAATCCCGTTGTTTACACCAGAAACAGAATGGGTAATGCCAGAAGAATTAAAAGATCTTCGAGGCCATAAAGAAATAGCAATCGATTTAGAAACTAATGATCCACACTTAAAAGAGTTAGGATCAGGTAATGTCACTGGAAAAGGGCACATTGCAGGCATTGCGGTGGCCGTAGAGGGCTGGTCAGGGTATTTCCCTATACATCACGAGTCTGGTGGTAATATGGACAAAAATCTCGTTTTAAACTGGCTTAAAGATATCTGTAATCAGGTTGATACCACCTTTATATTTCACAATGCAATGTATGATGTGTGTTGGTTAAGGTCCATAGGAGTAATAGTTAAAGGAAAAATTGTTGACACGATGATAGCAGCGTCTTTGATTGATGAGAATAGATTGTCTTATCAATTAAATACACTGGCAAGATTTTATGTAGGTATGGGTAAAGATGAAAGCATTCTAAATGCAGCAGCAAAAGAATATGGTCTTGATCCTAAAAAAGATATGTGGCGATTGCCTGCTTTGTTTGTAGGTCAGTATGCTGAACGTGATGCAGAGTCTACACTTAAACTTTGGAAAAGATTAGAGACAGAATTATATCAAGAAGAGTTGTGGGATATATTTAATCTTGAGACTAGATTATTTCCTTGTCTTGTTGATATGAGATTCAAAGGTGTAAGAGTTGATCTTGAACATGCAGCTAATATTAAAAAAAATCTTATGGATCGTGAAGCTAAAATTGTTAATAAGATCAAAGGTTTAACAGGAGTTGACGTAGAAATACATGCAGCTCGAAGTATTGCAAAAGCGTTTGACAAATTAAAACTTCCGTACGACAGGACAGAAAAAAGTAAAGAGCCAAGTTTTACAAAAAACTTTTTACAAAATCATCCACACGAATTACCAAAACTAATTGCAGATGCAAGAGAGATAAACAAAGCACATACAACTTTCATAGACTCTATAACTAAACATGCAGTCAATGGTAGAATACATGCCGACATAAATCAAATACGATCTGATGCAGGTGGGACCGTGACAGGTAGATTCTCTATGAGCAATCCAAACTTACAGCAAATTCCAGCAAGACATCCGGAGCTTGGACCGATGATTAGATCTATTTTTATTCCAGAAGAAAATACTACGTGGGGATCGTTTGACTATTCACAACAAGAACCTAGAATTTTAGTACACTATGCAAAGCTACAAAACTTAAATGGTGTTGATGAAATTGTAGAAGCATATAATCAAGGTGACGCGGACTTTCACCAGGTTGTTGCAGACATGGCAGGTATTGAACGTAAACAAGCTAAAACAATTAATTTAGGATTAATGTATGGCATGGGTAAAAATAAATTAATGGCAGAGTTAGGTTTAATGAAAGAATCTGCAGAAAAATTAATTAAACAATATCACAACAAAGCTCCTTTTGTAAAACAACTAATGGATAATGTATCTCGTAAAGCAAATGATCGTGGTAAGATTAGAACTTTACTGGGCAGGGCGTGTCATTTCGATCTTTGGCAGCCGGTACAATTTGGTGTATTTAAACCTTTACCGCTAGAACAAGCGCGAAAAGAATATGATGAACCACTTAAACGTGCGTTTACATACAAAGCATTAAACAAATTAATACAAGGAAGTGCTGCTGACATGACTAAAAAAAGTATGGTTGCATTGTATGAAAATGGTATAATACCTCACATACAAATTCACGATGAAGTGGATATTTCTGTTGAGTCTCCAGAAAAAGCTGAAAAAATAATTAGCATAATGGAGTCTGCAGTAGATTTAAAAGTTCCAAACAAAGTGGATTATGAACAAGGAGAAAATTGGGGTGATATTAAGTAATGGCTTTATTAAATGCTGATATCCCACCAATGTATTGTCAAGTAAGGAAGGAGTATCTTTATGACTTTAAAAAACATCACGGAGAAAGTGAAGACTGTGTGGTCTTCGGTCTCACAAGTATGGCAGGTGCCGCAACATTATTTCATATTATGTTACCAAACGGTGCGGTCTTTTTTAGATTGCCTATTAGCGCGTTTTTCCAAAAAGATTTGGATAGAACCAACGTGCCTGATATGCCGGTCGACACGCTTCAATTGTGGAATAGCTTCAGCTATTATCCTAGCGTGCATATGTTTGGCTATCTAACATCACAGCGCGGTAAATATTTCGGAAAAGATAAAAAAGAATATTTTGGTGAGTATATGTTCACGATTGACTGGTGTCATCCTGAAACTAATATACTGGACACTGAACACAGTGAGATTCCTCATGAGCATAAGTGTGGACACGTTCTTGCTCTTGATAACGGGAATTATGCTATTCAGCCTAACAATCGTATCCTTTGGAATATTAGTAATTTTACCACTAGAAACGACATACCTGACTATAAGGTACAAACTACGGAGTGGAATGTTGAGAATCAAGGCTGGATTACAGAAGATACGGACAAAATGTTCTACAAAATAGAAGACAAATAATATAAAATACTTTTAAAAAATAAAAATGCCCTATGAATTTAGTAGATCTGTTAAAGAAAAATATAGTAATGATACCTATTGTGGCCTCAGTATTAGTGGGGACATTTACAGGTGTTCGTTATGTTGTTAATCTTACAGATACTATTAATGCATCAGAACAAGAAATTATAAATCTTGAAAGAGATTTAAAACAAATTCAAAAAAATATTTCAGAAATAAATACAAGACTGTCATCTGCTGAAGCAACTTGGCAGATGGCAGAAAATTTATACAGACAATTAGCAGACCAAGTTAGAGAAAACAGTTATGATATTAAGGATTTAAGTAGGTAATGCATGGAGAACGCCAGGATGAATT